GAGATAACGGTCCTTGTCACTTTTCATGCCTAGATATGCAAAAAGCGTCCTTGTTACTAGCATGTTTACGATGGAACCGATGAGCTACGTAAAGCCTGAACCTGAGGGGATACCTCTATTCTTCTGTTTTGTCGTGCCGTCAGGCATCATCAACCTCGTGTTGATAAACGAATCGACTATAAAGTCAAAGACACGACGATAGTAAGGAGCTGCGTCATCGCTAATAATACACAAACTCCAAATGATCTCAAATGCAAGGCGGATTAGCCAGGCTGGAACAGTTGAATCGAAACCTTTCCAGTCAAGCGTAACTGTGAACAAACCTTCTGTCGCGTCAAGATGGGTCATCTGAATTGTGCGAAGACGAGACAGTTGATCTTTGCCAAGCAACAACGGGCCGTTGAGATCGTCCTTAATTAGGTCGGCTAATGGCTGTGAGAAGAAGGACTCTAGTAGTAAAGTCTCAAATGGATAGATCCAGACTAGACGTACTTTTGGATCATCGACAGGAGACAGTTGCGTACGGAAGGCAACTTTGCATGCCGGTTTTTAGCAGTACTGTCGGCGATACAGACAGCTTTTCATGTAACATGAAACTAACCACGCCTCTTCGAGAACTTCACCTTTCTGCTTTCCTGGCCAGCTGACACCTGCTGACTTATGCATGTTCTTCATTGTTGGTAAAGTTGAGAGGTCGGGAGTGAAGGAGTACTTCTGAAGTTGTTTCTGTAGTACAGTGATCTCTCTGATCATTAAAGAAAGTATCCTATCACTCGGCTGCGTTGTGCACTTAGTGCTAAAATTGTTGAGTCCAGCAAGACCGATGTCTAAATCTGTGCGTCGGCCTGTTTGCTTAAGAAAACTGAGTTGTCGTTAGGTCAAGAAGTCTGCGAGAGCGCGTTCGTGAGCGAAGTCTTTCCTCATGCCTGGTTAACCAGGACCGTAGACATATCCAACGCAATCGTTAACCTCTGTGATCTTCGATTTCGGCTCTGACTTGATTAGTGTCTTCAATCTTTGCAGCTTTTGCTAAGTCGTCATTGCCTAAAAAGATGAAAGGTGACTCTCAGTTTCATAGCTTTCATGATCACCCTATGGTTTTCGATCATTCGAGCACGAAGACGGACCGGTAGATCCGTTTTGGTTATTTGAACGACCACAAACAACTTTATATCGTCGGCGGTTTA